CCAGAATACTTCGCCGCACGATCTTTCGCTCGATCCTCGGCGCTCATCGAATTTCTCTTTTTGCCTTTATCAGTTAGTTTCTGCGATCCTTTTTTAAGGATACCTCTTTTTTGTAAAGAAGCAGTGGCAACTGCAAATGCTTTTGAATCAGACCAAGATGGGTTCTTAGATTTAAGTTGTCCAACCAGTCTATCGAGAATATCGGGTTCTGTCAGAAGACGAAATTCTTCATTAACATCTCCTCCCCGCACCCGAGCAATTCGTTCTCTTTCGCTTTGCCTAATTCCCGGCAAAAGTTTTTGGGCAACCTTTGCAACTCTAGCAGGAGAATACTTCTTTTTCAGTCTCTTCTCTACTGCTTCTTTTTCGGAATGTCCGAGAGAAGCCCAACTTCTGCCCTTGAGCATTTTCTTCTTGAATCCCATGAGAGCAGCCTTTCGTGCTTTCTTCTTCAAGTCATCGCTACCCTTCATTCGTCGTGCTTTGACTTTTCGTTTCATTGCACGACGCTTTGAAGTTCTTCTGGCTGCTCTTGCCATTTTTCGTCTGGCTTCTTTTGAGAGTTCGTTTAGTTCAACAGATTCGTCCAACTGAACCGAACCAATGTTATCACCGACACTACCAGTGAATGTTCCTGCGTTTACTTCTAGAACATACTTGGCAGGTTTGCTTGGCATTCGTGTGTTTAGATCGTGTGGTTGAAGGGTGGCAATATCAACAATTGTACCCTCTTCATTAATCCAAACAACGTCAAGAGGAATGTAAGTGTTCTTCATCCATATGCCATGGTGATCCTCCTCGTCAAACACGAAAAGCATACCGTCACCGTCTGGCATGGAGTGTACGTCCATGAGTCCTCTTGCTCTGGTTTCATCGGTATTTGCGAGTCTAACATCGAAGGTCTGTTCACCAAACGAAGCATATTCCTCCTTGAGTCCCATTCCCTTTCGGATGGACTTGAAGAGACGAAGTGCTACTCTCTTGGGGACCTTTGCTGGAACGCCATTCATGAATTTTTCAAATTCATCGTCTACAGCAGCCTTTCTCATTTTCGAGCCAGACATGCCAACGACACCTTCTGCATCTGGGTCTCTTTCCCCAGCAGAAAGAACATCAAAGACTTCAAAGTCTTCGGTGTATTTTTTCATTCGGGTTTTAAATTCTGAAACCCTGTCACCACCGACGACCATATAAACTTTACTATAACCCTCTTTGCTAAGGGATTCTAATACCTGAAAAGGAGTCTTGGCTGACTTGTCGTCAACAATATTGGCTCCTGAAAACATTTTTCGCATAAATAGTACTTTATCCTTATGCGAAAGAGGATTTTGTTTTTTATCTTGGGAGTGACTAGGATAAATCCTATGTTCTGCACCCCTCTTTTTGGCTTCTCTTATAACTGTATTAATGAGAAGTTGGTGCCCCGATGTGGGAGGCTGAAATCTTCCGAAAGTAAACACCACAGACTTACCGACAGTCTGTTCCCGAATGTTTGCTTGTATTTCTCGGTATGATTTCATTTTACTTATTGAGATTGGATCACGCACCCTTTCTTGGTAAGGATTACCTCCACACCGGGGCGTACCAACTCTCCATTTAAGTTATAAAGAGATTGAACGGATTCAGTCTTTATTCCACGGGAAAAACGAGCGAGTCCAGTACCAAATCTTTTTACCAGACAATGCTCCAATACCAAACACAACTATTGTGTAGAAGAAAGTTCCAAGAACTTGTGATGTTGTTAATTCTAAATCCATTTTAATCTCCTTTAATTTAAATTCGTAACTATTAAATTGACGGTTATATTTATATCTTATGATTGCATCATGGTCCCGGCGGCCATCCACCGTCGCCGTCGCCTTCCGGGAAGCATTGCCAACAGTAACCACCCACATTTATCATGATCGGTTCTCCAGTATCTGGGTCAACTTCTCCACTATCGACCCACTCTGGTTGCTGCATATTCATAAGTTGCATGAATGCTAAAAAGTTTTGTGCGTCTGTTTCGGGATCACCAGAAACTGGCATACCAAGCATTCCAGACAAACCAGAAATACTATTTTTACCAGACAGCAGGAACATTACATGGTACATCTCCCCGATATTTGGCATATACCAATTTTCCCACCATTCCATATATTCATCCATTGTCACTGCAAAAGTGGAATCGTTTTCCGGATCAAAATAGTGTCCCTGATATTCACCAGGCTCTGGTTGATCTCCTTCGCTTCCACGATATTCAGGTTTGTATGGAGTGCTGCTCCGAGTCGGATCTGCAATGGAATGCCGCGTCAACGATGGAGTTGCGGACTGAGAAAACATGTTGCTAGCCCGTTGAGCAGACGATGCACTCTGAGAAGACCAGTTATACCAGTCTTCGTCCTCAAGAGGAACGGCCAGGGTGCCGACGGACATTGCTGCCTGTTCTTCAAGGAATTTTTTAGTTCCTAATTCAGACATAAATCAGTCCTTCTTTTCAGTCTTTTTTGCTTTCTTTGCAGACTTCTTTGCTTTTTTTACTTCCCCGGCGACATCAACCGTACCACGAAGGCCTCGCATTACGTTGCCTCTACGGTTGAGGACTTCTCTGCCGAGTTTGCTGTTGTCTGTTCTTTGTACTTCTTCTCTAGTTGCCATTGGTTTCTCCTAAACAGAAAATTTGAGTTACTGTACTATGTATACTGAATCAACCTTTTACCCAGTTTTTTGCAGCAGTAAAGTTTTGTCTTGAAAATTCGAGTCTATCCACCAATTTAAGTGCTTTTGTGCCATATCTGTCAATGGCAACGTATCCTTCAGGTGCAGTTACGTCAAATCCATCACCACTCTTGATGAAAGTACCGATGGACTTGATTTTCTCGAATTTTCGCACTAACACGATCTTTGCTTCACCCAAAAGTGCATGAAGTTTGAATGCCTGATCAATTTTTGCGCCATTTTGTGTAATGAAAGACATAATTTTGTCTTTTTGGACTTGTTTTCGCTTCTTTCCTGCTTCAGACTTAAGTTTATCCACCTGAGACTGCAATTTCTTGTCCATATAAGCAGTAAAACCCCTTATATTTCCGATAGAAACGCCTTGGCGGACATTTGCGTTGATATAAATCTTAATTTCGTCAACAATCGACTTGTTTTTGACTAATTGCGTCAGAAAACTCCGATTTTTCGTTAAAAGACCATTGATGTTCTTAATGAGTTTGTCGATTTTTGCAACTTCTCTGTTGGTAAGTGTTGCAGAACCAGAAACATCCTTCAAATATGCATCATCATACCATACATCGGGTGTCTTTTTGAA